CCCCCACCTAAAAAAGTGTGATAAAATAGTATTGTCAAGAAGTGTGCTCCGGCCGCTTCTTTTTCTTTTCCTTTTCTCCTTCTCCCAAGTTCCGAGAGGCTCCCTACCCTCTTGGAACGAAGCATCTACATACTATCTTAGTATTTAATATATATTTAGAAAGATAAGTATTTAAGTTAATAATCTAGAAAAGGAGCAGTAATCAGAGAGTAACTGGCCTTTTTTTGTCTTTCAAGTTTTTTTATCTTTTTGAACCTGAAGGAGGTTTTGGATCCATGTCTTCAAAAAAAGTGCAACCAAAGCCTTCAAATATTGCTGAGTACAAGCAAGGCGTGCTCAAGGGGTTGACTTTCAAGCAAAGGCGGTTCGCAGAGTACTACATCATCAGTGGTAACAAAGGGCTTGCTGCGGCAAAGGCTGGGTATTCTGCAAAGACTTCGTCTTTGCAGGGGAGGATGCTTTATCGGAACCCGATAGTTCGCGCATACATAGAATTCTTGATTGCTGGACAGGACGAGGAGATCATGGCGTCGGTGGATGAAGCTAAGCGCCGGATGTCAAAAGCCATTCGCGGCGAACTGGAAGAAGAAGTCGTCGTCATGGTTAAGACCAAGAAGATCAGCTATGACAAGAAAGGCAAAAGGGTCACCGTCCAAACAGAAAGACCAGAAATCTTCAAACGGAAAATCAGCGTCCGTGATCAAATCGAGGCTGGCAAGTTTTATGTAAACATCATGGACAAGTCGAACATTATCGGCGAGGAAACCAAGTCGACAGACGCTCGGATCCTTGATGCCATGAAACAGCGCCGAGAGAAAGAAATGATCAAACCGCAACTATCCAATGAGTTCGAGTTTGAAGAAGACGAAGCAGAAGACGAAAAGAGTGAGATCGAAAATGGAAAGTAACGTTCCCGAGCTCATTCTGAACGACAAGATCCTTGATGCTCTATCTTGGATTGCCTTGGATGAAGACATCACAGCTGAGAAAGACTTTATTCCGGAAACGCGTCTCTTCATCATGGAAGGCACGATCCGGTCGGCAAAGACAGTTACTGCGGTTATCGGGTTTGCTAAACGGGTCAAAAAGCAGAAAGGGAAGTTCGCACTTATAGCAGCTAAGGACTTCGACGCGATCAACGACAACATCCTCAATGCCGAACTAGGGCTTTTTTCTCTCTTCCCTGATGATTTTCGGTTGAAGCGCGACAAGATCGGGGGCTACTATCTTGAAGTTGTAGGCACCGAGAAAAGGATTCTCTTGGTCGGGTATTCGGATGTTGCCAAGTGGAAGAAGATCCTTGGCAAGGACCTTGAGACTATTCTGATCGATGAGATCAACATCGCCGATGAACTTTTTATCAAAGAGTGCTTCGCACGGCAAGCTGCGACCACACATCCGATTTTGATCGGCACCTTGAATGGCGACGATCCGAACCATGTGATCTACCGAGAGCGCATCAACAAGTGTCTCATCCTCGGCAACGCTCCTGCCAGCATCGTAGCGGAGATGAACGCTGAACGGAAGAAAAAGCGTGGATACTACTACACCCACTGGACCTTTGACGACAATCCGAAGTTGACTGTTAAGCAAAAAGCGCGGTTGCGGGTCGAGTACCCAACCGGGTCCTTTTATCACAAGACTAGGATCCTCGGAGAGCGTGGCAAGTGGGGCAAGATGATCTTTGCGGATTACATGAGCCCAGACTTGATTGTCAACATCAATGCTGTCGATGACAAAGGCAAGTCGAAATATCCAATCGAACGCTACACAATCGGCATGGACATCGCCGAGAACCGAGCCACGAACGTGATTGCACTCCTTGGCTTTGACAAGGACTTCCGCTGGGTGGTTTTGGTTGACTTGGAAGTTTTCAAATCAGAGCAGAACGGTCGGTCGGTCGGCTACGCCTACAAGACGCAAATGCTCCGGGCATTTCTCGAACGCCACAGCAACATTCTCAACAAGATCGACGGAGCGTTCATTGATTCAGCCGAGGGCAACTATATCTCGGATCTGCAAGCGGAAAGGTTGCCAATCGCCATTGCGGCTTGCTACAAGGCCACAATCAAGGAGCGGATCGACCTGAACATCATCCTGTTCAATGGCAAGCGGTTCCTATTCGATGTCAAATGCATTGCGGCTTACAACGCCTTCATGGCTGCAACTTGGGTTCCAGGCAAGGAAGGCAAGGAGCGGGAGGACAATAACCTGCCGATGAACGACATCATGGACGCGACCGAATACGGCGAGACACGCCACATGAACAAACTACTTAATGCGGCCAAGAAGGGGGTGGCTTAATGGGCTTCTTCACATGGATCAAAACCGCACTGAATAACCAATACGACCGAAAACTATCAAGGGGGTTGGCAAGGCTGAATATGAAAGAAAAATTGGCATATAATCCGGATCTCTCGCAGATCCAGTTGAACTACATGACCTCAAAACGCAGGACGGAAAAACTGACCGAGTGGCACATCTGGTACATGGGCGACGAGTACCTTATCCGAAACTATTTTTTGAACCGTCGGCATACAAGCAGCATCCTCGGTGAAAATGTGAACATGAACCTTTTCTGGGAAAAAGCGCCCGCTAACTATGTCATGGTCCATTCTGGATGGCCGGGTATCCTTTCGCACAAGATGTCGGAGATTCTTTGGTCCAACGGCTACACCATCGACATCGAAGTGTTTAAGAAAGAAAAAGGCGAGGACGGAACTGAGAAGATTGGAGACAAGATCAACGAGAAAGAATCCGCAAGGATCCACGATCTGCTTGTCGACGTGCTCATCAAAGAGACCAAGTTCAACGAGCTTCTCGGCCAAATGGCCGAGGACCAATCCTGGAGCGGGCATGTCGCTACTAAGCTATCGTTTGACCGATCAATCACGCCCTACCCAATCATCGAAGCTGCCGACGCCCGCCTTTTTGAGATCATCAAAGAGCGCCGCCACACCACTGGACTCAAGTTCAAGACGTGGGAAAACAAGGGTGAGACAGGATCACAGAAGAAATACCGGCTGGATGAAATCTACACGACGGTCCGAACTGCTGACGAACTGGTCTACTTCAACCAGTACAAGTTCAATGCGTCGAATAAAACACTTGAGATCGGCGACGCCGTCATCCAGTACCAACTTTACGAAATCAAGGAATCAAAAGAGACCGCGATCCCATTTGCAAACTGGCAGGCCCTAGGGCTTGAAATGACCAGTGGGATCCTGCAAGAGTCTATCGCATTTCCTGGGCTCAAAGGGATGTTGGCATTCGAGTGCCCGAACATCCTGCCCAACCCAGAGTTTCCAGGCTCACCATATGGCGCAAGCGACTATGCCCGGATTTGTGGATCCTTTGATAAAGCAGACGAACTTTATAGTGAGAACGCCAGAGAAGTTCGAGACAACAAGTCGATGCAAGCTATCCCTTCATCCTGGATGCCGAAAGACAGCGAAGGGAAAATGCTGATGAGGGATCCGTTCCGCACCAATGTCGTGTTCGAGGACTTTGATCTTGACCAGGCGCAAGGAACACAGCCAGAGCTTCAGACATCGGTGATTGCCGACAAGACCGAAAGCATTCTCGGTAAGTGGAAGATCGAGGTAAGCCAAATCTGCATGAATGCCAAGATCAGCCCGGTGTCACTCGGGATGTATGGCTTTGAATCTTTGAACGCTTCCGACAAATCGCAACAGGAGCGTGAGAAGCAGACGATCGAAACTCGCAAAGACAAGATCACCACGTGGAAACCATTCATCGAAAGCATCCTACTGAAGCTGCTTGAGTTCAACTCATATCTCCGGGAAGCATTCGGGTCTAGTCTAATCCAACCGGGAATCGACGCCATGGACATCGACTTCAGCAACTGCAACGTCAAAGTGTCATGGCCGGACTACATCAAATCTTCGCAACAAGAACGTCTGGCGATGTGGGGGGCTGCTAAGGCGAGCAGAATCGCCGATACTCAGACCGCGGTTGAAGGAGCCTACCCAGAGAAAACACGGGAAGAACAACTGGACATTGTCAGCCGTATCCGCTTCGAAGAGG